GCTGGCTGCGTATAAAACTGCGGTATGCCACTCTTTTGGCACATCCTGGTTGTCGTTTAATGTATAGAAAGTGTTGAGTGCTTGAAAACTCTGTGCTTCATCTGGCAATGGCCTGGCTTTGAATGTGATCTCCGATTCGGGCTCAGATTGTACCAATTGTTCTGGTGCTATTAACTCCTTAACTCGGATGGCGTCAATGGTCAGTCGTTTGACTGTATTATCATCAGCACCCAGCCAACTTAATAACTTTCTAAACTTGTAAGTTAAATGTCGTCCTGGTTGATAGCTGGCTTTGAAGTTGCAATTAAAACAATGATAACTGACCCCACCATCAGAGTTCATCATTATGCCACCACGGCCACGAGTGTCAGCTGATTCGCCATTATGATGGCAACATACAGCATTAAACGATATCCATCCGGAAGATGAATTAGTCTTGCGTTTACCGGGAAGGATCAGACGAACAGCGTCCTGAATAGTATTCAGCATCGTGCTAGTATAACAGAATTTTTGGTTTAAATCAAATATTTAGATACCGTATTTGTTGCGGTTTACATTATAGTTTTGTAGAACTTCTGTAGCTGTTAGTGCTCGATTATACAAACGAACAATACCTATTCTACCACTCAGATATTGAGCATATTCACCGTTGTTGTAACTACCCAGATATAAGTTGGACGGAGTATTCAATAGACTGGGTAAGGTGTGTGATACGCTGCCCACGCTAACCCCGTTGGCATAAGTCACTAGTGTATTGGCCGCAACATTGGTCCACACATGTACCAATTGAAACCAGGTATTGAGTGTGGCGGTATAAGTTGTACTGTTGATATAGGCACCGGAGCCATCACCAAATTGAGCAAATGTATTCAATCCGCTAGATCTCATGGAATATGATACATCTTGAGATCCACCACCCGGATCAAACTTACCCATTATAACTCTACCACCACTGGTAGCACTGAGATATACCCAGGCTTCCATAGTCCAATCCCCTGACCCGGGTTCCAGCAAGGCATTATCAGCAATGCTCACTTGGCTACTGGTACCATTATATGCAAAATATGGATCTGTGTAGGTGATGTTGCTCATGGTACCGTTTAGCTCGTTACCAGAAATATCATATAAAGTGGTACCTGTGCCCGGATAACTAGTGGACAGCTCGGGATCATAGTATGCAACCAAGTTGTTGGTTACCATTCCATATTGAGCTGTCAAGGTTGTGTAGTTTTGTTGTATTTGTTCGGCACTTAATGCTTGCCCGTAAATAGCAGTTACACCAATATCACCAAGCCAATAATTATCAAGTCTTGCTATATTTTCAGTATTACTACCCGTGTATTGAGCAAATGTTATACCTGAGTTTGTACCCACAGCTTGACCATTAAGATAATAAGTTACTAGACCACCAGTAGTTTGAGTCACAGCAACGATGGACCATTGATCGGACGGTAATGATATGTTGTTACTAAACCCGCCTACTCCGTTAGCACTGAAATGTATTTGTAAATTGTTTGAACTGTCGTGGTGTATGTATGTATTAAAATTTCTAGTACCAGCAGAAGTACCAAATATACCTCTATATTGATCAACACCATTGGTCCAGGCGCTGGCACTGGGTCTTATAACAGCTATAACAGTTTTGCCAGTGTAAGATTGATTATACTTGGAGGCCACTGTTGAAGCATACTGTGAGTCGGTGCCATTAAATGAAAAGTAACTGGCTGTACCAGCATTGGTCCAAGTTGGGCTACCAACTAATGTGGCATCATTGGTGTTACCAGACAAGTCTGTCCAAGTGGAGCCTGAACCAGAATAGCTGGAAGAATTTCCGGGGTCAAGATATAACAATGCGGTCGGAGGTGCAGCCGGCGCAGGACTTGCAGGTGCTACATTATTAGCCACCATTTGCATGATGCCGGACATTAGCTAACTCCTGTACCGTTGATCATCCAAACGTTAGCTGCTACATTAAGTAAAGTGGCCATACCGTAAGTGGTTACGGTTCTATTGCTGGCAGTGCTGTTGCCTGCAAGATATAGGCTTACACCCGATCCCTGTGCCACTGTAATATTACCTGATCCACGATTTACTATAGTAACGGCAGTACCCACTGACCAACTGACTGACGTGTTGTTGGCAATGGTCAATACATTGGCCGTGGCCAAGGTTGAGTAGTAGTGCTTGCCAGCATCTGTTGCTGCTAGAGTAGCATTGCCAGTAAAACTAACTTGTGGAATATCTCTGTAGCCTATAGTAAAGCCTGCTGTGTTGCCAGACACATTGCCTGCTGTGATAATGTTGCCGCCTGTAACGTTGCCTGTAGCTGAAATATTGCCAGTTACTGTAGTATTATGTAAGTCGGCACTACCATCAACACTTAGATATCCGCCAGTGCTAAATCCTGCGCCAGATTCTATCACTCCATTGGCAATGACCTGACCACCAGCTAATACATTACCACTAGCACCTAAATTCACAGCACTGATACTACTGAATCCAGAAATAACTGGGGCCGGGCTTGATGCAAATCCAGCAACAATTCCACTGCCCACTCGCAGGTATCCTGTTTCAGGTAATGTTAGATTACCATTGGTGTCAAACCGCCAACTGTTTCGGCCCCCAATAACAATGGTGAATGTGGCATTTGATGTGCCACTTGTAACTGTTATAAGATCACCGTTGGTGTATCCTGTTCCGGCAGTGGCTATTTCAATAGTGCTGGCATATCCACCAGTGTCTGCAACATTCACAGTCAGCCCAGTTCCTGAGCCACCTGTTGTGGCCAAGGAGAGATTGGGATTAGATTCCCAACTGCCAGTGGTGCTGTTGATAACAGCAACGTTGGATGGTACACCATTAGGGACCTTTATCCCCAACGCCTGGCGGGCATCTATATTGCCAGTGGTGTCAAATTCCCAGGAAGCCTGAGCAGATAAATTTGCAGTAGCGGCTCGTAGTTCTATGTTGCCGCCGTCAACCAACTTGACATAGTGAAGGTCATTGCCAAGATACAATTCAGTTGAGCCGCCACCTGCGGTCAAGTGTACATGATCACCCTCTGCGTTGCCTGTGGGATAAATTACCAGTGCTTGATTAGAGTTGGCACCACCTGCAGGAGTTAGTCGAATAGCACCACTAATGCCACCACCCTCGGTAATAGTACCACCGGCGGGCAATGTCAAGCTACCATCTACACTCCAGAGCCAAGTTTTGATTAGTTGGGTACTACTACCGTCGCGATAGCCAATATCCAAGGTAGCATTGTTTTGTGCTACATAGAAGTTTGAGTTAATGGCCATATTTGGGGCCACGGTTACATTAGCATTTTCCCACATCAACTGTGAATATTGGTCACTCTGCATGGTGATACTTTCACCAGCTGGTGCCAGGATTTGTGAGCCTGGAAATTGTGTTGTGCCATTTGTTCCAAACCGCCATGTGTATCCATTCTTGACAATGTTGGCAGCAATATCACCTGTGTATGTTGGCAAGTATGCGGCCACGTTGGCATTGGCATACACCTGTGTTTGTAAAGTATTAATACTATCAGCCTGTGTTGCGGCATTTGCTAATAAATCTGTCAGTGATGTTTGTTGTGTTGCTGCGTTACTTAAAAGTGTCGTCAGCGTACTGGCTTGTGTGGCTGCATTTGAAATCAAAGTATCTAATACTGTGCTTTGTGTTGCAGCATTGGCTGTCAATGTATCTAGTATTCCAGCTTGTGTAGCCGCATTACTCTGTAAAGATGTTATGGCCGCGTTGGCCGAAGTAACATTAGCGTTAACTAAATTAATATCTACGGTTTGTGTGCTTGCATTACTTTGTAATTCTGATATATTCAGATTGGCATAAGTTTGAAACGCACCAATATTAGCACTGGTAATATTTTGCCCACTCAAGTATGCAGATACATTAGTATTGGAATAATTTCCAGCAACAAAAGTAGAATTGGCATACGCCTGGAATGATCCCAAATTGGCATTAAAGGTATTAATTTGTGATTGCTGAGTTGCTGCATTGGCCAACAGAGTAGTATCTACACCAGCAATGGTGCTGATGCTATTACTCAATGCCCAGACTTGTGCATTGGTAGCTAGTATACTCATACCACCCGGAGTCACCCCATCCTGAACTCGTATAGTCTTTAACCCAGTATCTACTAATAGTTCCCCCAATGGACCAGTATAGGTACTGGATGCGGCCGTATTGCCGCGCTTCATTCTTATTTGTGTTATGTTAATATTTGCCATTTTACAATGATCCGCCATCCAACGAATACGTGTCGTTTCCTGGTAACACCGCTGCGGTCTCGTAGTAGGCTGGCAATACTTCTAAGTCAAGCGGAACGCCATAGTTGTCGTCTATGTAAACCGGTCTAGTTTCATCTGTTGCTGTAACCGTGGTGCTGAATGCCAGTTTGTAAAATCGTTGCTCCAAGCTATTGATAGTATTGGCATCAAAAGTAAATGTGCCGCGTCCCAGCTGAATGTTGGCCCAGGTCACCGGATAACTGGCTATAGTCACCTGATTGACCGGATCCTGTATGCTGGCTGTCACGCTACTACCAGTTAAATTAACTGGCTTCTGATCTTGGTTTTTAACAATAACTTGTATAGGGTTATCTACACCCTGATAGACTTTAATTGGGCGGCTGTACACTTCACGATTCCTTGTGGTGAAAATACTAGAGTCGAAAATTTGGATTTCGGCAGTATTCGGATAACTAAATAGTTTGACAGTAATCATTTTGCTCGTCTTTATAACATATTTATCGGAATCTGTGGAACATATACAACAGCTATTGGATCAATACCCCTACCTAACATACTTGGTATACGGTGGTAATGACTATGTGGGAATTATTCAGAATGCAGACGAGCAGATCACAACGATCTACGACTATGCCAGCTTAAAAACACCAGAACAGAAGAAGAGATTCCTGGAATTGGGGGAAACCTGGTGGTGGGAGAGCAATAGAATTATACCCATCAATGTGTTCTTAAAGAACGACTGGGCTGCGTTCAAGTTCTGCGTCAAAACCATGAACAGCAAAGATGTAGATATTAAAGTGGGCCATCAGGTCAATCTCAAAGACATGGCCATGAAGCGCAGCAAACGCCGCAGTATTACGCTGGTGCGTCGCGTCCCCTAACATTGTTCAAGTATTGAATCCAGTGTGATGCCAATTGCCGATTTCCAGTTGCTGACAGGTGTCTACCATCTAGCCCCAGATCAAAGCCTTTATGCAAAATCAACTTGGGATACAATACTGCCCGGGGCATAACCAATGATTTAATCACTGGTTCAGAAAACTGTTGAATCAGCAATGTCGGGTCAACATAACCATAATAATAATCAAAACCACATAATATATTGCGACATGCAGCCACCGTCTGTATAAACTTATTATAATAAAAATCATCTGAATTTACAGTTTTATACCACTGCTCACATCCAGAATCTGAGGGTTGCATAGTAAGTCCAGCGTGTACCACTCGCTCGGGATGAGTAAACTGTATTATGACCATATCTTCCGGACGAAAATCAACGCGATGCCGTAGGATTGATCTGAAAATTTCATCGTTACTGTATCCTGACCGACAGTGATTGTGCAACTCCAGATGATATTGCTCAGCTACTATTTCTGGCCAACTTGGCTGTGACTCATCTAGATTGTAATCCCTGCTTCCGTGACTGCAACCAAACACCCATAGTTTTTCATTAGATTTCATACTAAATTCCGGTTGTTTAGTAAGTTCATATTGATTACCACCAGGTGTGCATAGGCCACAGCGTGGCTTTTCTTAAAGTAGTAACTATCGTCAGAAGGGCGATCCCAGACCGTAGAGGCTACTTCGCCCCAGGGTTTTCCAATTAAATGCCGTTTCGCCGGACGAATCACACTCAAAAACATAGCCATTCTGGGTATGCTGTTAACTGCTTCAGGCATCCGAATCAGTGTATCATAATGATTGCCGATGTGTATTAACTGCGCACAGAATTCTGGATCGTACAATCTATCCCATTCTGGTTCCTGATTAGTCAGCTGAGCCAAATGCTCTTCAGACTGAACACGCTGATACAAGCTGACGTTCAGAAAGTCCAGCTTGATGTATCCACGATTTTCAGCATCGTGATGATCTATACTAGCGACCCCAGTAAAAGGATCAGTGGGTATTCGAGTGGTGTAAATGCCAGTATTGTGCCGGATCAGTTGCCCATCACGCTGAATTCCAGCAGGATGGTGGCGTAAATGTGCCAGGGCCTGGTCTCTGTTGGGAAAGTCTATATCAATGTCTGATGAAAATTTCATAACCCTGCCGTCTGTAATATGTCTTTGACCCACTCAGCATCTGCCATGTAGTCCTTGAACTTGCGCTGCCAATAATCGGGATCAATCCAGGGCAATACCATCATCACATGTTCTGATGACAACTCATCCAAAAAAGTTATACCCGAGTCACAATTATACACTATCCAGGGACTGATACGACCAGTGCTGATGTGATAACATACACGATTGACGTTGCCATATCGAAAGTAATCAATGAATCCATTCTTAAGTTCAGGATGGTCATCAGCATAATCCTGCATTTCCTTCAGGGCACGTTCCAGAGCATCTTGTGGTGCTTCTTTCTGTATGTAACCTGGTAACCATTCAGCGTATAACTTATCACTGGTCCAGTTGTCCAGCTTCCGGTTATTTTTAAGCAGCCAATCCAGATAGTTACTAAAGTTAATGCATCGTATCTGTTGACAATAGCTGCCAAACTTCACAAATGCTTTATAGTAGGGACTAACCACGAAATCTTCGTAGCTTTTGAGTCGGGCACTACCCTGTGTTATCTCATAGAAGCGTAGATATGCCTTGAGACCCAGTTGCACCCAGGATTCTTTTTCCTGCTGCCAACGACGTTTTGGCTCACACATGTGAGCCGTCAGGGTGGATTCGCGTTTGAAATCCTTGGTGCAATAGCGACAAACAAACGTCATAGATACTCTTTGATCTTTTTATCGTCCCAGCCCAGTTCACGGGCCATTTGTTTTAGTTCATCTTTGGTATTGATCTGAGCCATCAGCTGAATCTCATCTGGCTTGCGATTGGGGAATATCTGGAAAAGGAATTTTTCAACTTTGTTGTTGCCAGTTTCTTTTTTCTTGGCCGCCAGCCAGTCGTGTCGCTGAACACCCATACCAGGACTCACAGTTGTGGCCAATAACCACTGTAGTTTTTTGTGCTGTGTGGCACTGATGTCAAAGAAATGTTTATTGAGGTTTTCATTAACACTCATTAGATAGTATGCCTGAAGATCAGCAGGGCCACGCACAGTGGCGCCCCAGCGAATCATCAGGAATGGACTGAATTTTTTAATTTCCTGATCATCCAGACTGTCGCAAAAGTCACGATTCTTTAAATCGAATTGTCGCATT